CACCCGCAAAACACCCGGCCAGATGAGAGGTATGAGCAAGTTCACGGCGGGGGTAATGCTCGCCCGTGATCTTGATGATTACATGGGGTCGGAGCTTGATGCCGCAAAGATGGCCGCAAAGTGGATGGCGTTTGTTGAAACGCCGGATCCGTCTGGTAAACAGCTGATCAATGGTGTTCAGAAAGGTGCGGACGGCTCAAAGATAGAGCGGATGCGGAACGCTATCATCGAGTATCTGCGCCCCGGCGAGAAGGTTTCTTTCAATGCTGCCGTTCGGAACTCGGAAGGTTTCGAGCGTATGGCAAAGTTTATTCTGCGCACATGGGCAATCATGGAGGGCATATCTTACGAATTGCTGACCGGAGACTATCAAGGGCTTAACTACAGCTCGCTCAGGGGTATTCGTAACGACCTCGCAATGGGGTTCTATCCCATGCAGATTCAGCATATGCGCCGTTTTGTCAACCCGATTTACCGTGAATGGCTCCAGTGGGAGGTTTTGAGCGGCGGGCTTGATCTGCCCGGATATTTTCAGAATCCGTATATGTATTACGCAATAGACGGGATAGGTCCGAACATGCCCAGCGTTGATCCGCTTCGTGAGGGCAAGGCTGATATTCAGGATATTCAAGCGGGTCTTAAATCTCCGCAGGAAGTTATTAAAGGCCGTGGCGGCGACCCCGACAATGTGCTTGCACAGTGCGAAGAGTGGAAAAGAAAGTGTGATGAAAAGGGTCTGGCTTTCGACCTTTCGATGATAGATACGGCGATGGAGAGCCATCCCGCAAAGATAACGGGGGAAAGTGAAAATGCCTAAAAATGCAAATAAAAAACAAAATAACAACAGCGGCTTAGTCTGCCGTGCGGCTGTTATCGGTGATGCTCCGAAAAGCGTCAACGAAGAGCAGCGGACGGTTGAGTTTACTGCGGCCACAGAAACGCCTGTCAGCGTTTACGACTGGGACTACGGCAGGGTGAACGAAGTGCTCCTGATGTCCGGGGTGAAATATCCGGACAAAGTTCCTCTGCTGAACACGCATAGCAGATATGACGTTGCCGATGTTCTCGGCTCTTTTCGCAGTATGCGTGTTGAAGGCGGCTCGCTTGTGGGTGTGGCTCATTTTGCCGCAGATCAGACAAGTGCCGACAGTTTCGGCAAGGTCAAGGATGGCCATCTTACCGATGTGTCCGTGGGCTACCGTGTAAATGCGTATGTGATGGTGGAGCGTGGACAGACAACAGTTATCGAGGGCAAGACGTTCACTGGCCCGATGCGTGTCGTTACTGACTGGACTGTGAAAGAGGTCTCGCTTGCGCCCATCGGTGCTGATGAAAATGCGAAATCCCGCTCGTTGGAGAGCGTAAATAAAAGTGTGGAGGAAAACACTATGGACGAAAAAACACGTGCATTCCTTGTTTCTCTGGGAATGCGTGCTGACGCCTCCGATGCCGAGGCGGAAAAGTTTATGCAGGAGTTTAAGCAGAGGACAGCACAGCCCCCTGCGGCTGACCCTGCGCATGCTGCGCCTGCAACGGCAGAACCCGAAGGCAAAAGAACCGATGATGCTGTTGCGGCTGAAAGAACAAGAGTGTCGGATATAACGGCTATGTGCCGCTCTTTCGACATCGAGCCTGATATTGAGGCGAGGTTTATCAAAGATGGAACATCTCTTGATTCTGCCCGTGCCGCAGTGCTCAAGAAACTGGAAGAGGGTAGAGCCGCACAAAACCAGCCCGTGTTCACCGTTGGCGAGGCGGAAGCTGATAAAAAACGTGCCGCAATCAGGGATGGCATTCTGCTTCGTGCAGGTGTTAAAGTTGACAAACCTGCTGCCGGTGCAACGGATATGCGGGGCGATACTCTGCTTGATATGTGCCGCACGTTGGTCGGCGGACGTGACAGCAGATATGATATAGCAACTCGTGCTATGTCTACATCAGATCTGCCCATCATTCTGGGCAACGTTGCAAACATCGTGATGCTTGCGGAGATGGAAAAAGCCGCATCGACATATCGCCTGTGGGTTGGCAATCTCCCTAACTTTTCAAATCTGAAAGAAAAAAGATTTGCTCGTGCTCTGCTCGGCGGTTCTGTCGACATCATGAAAGAGGGCGAAGAGTACAAGTTTGCTAAGTTCTTCGAAAATGCGGAAACGGCAACTCCTGTTAAATTCGGAAAAGGGTTCGAGGTCACTGTCGAGTCAATCCTGAACGACGATCTCGATGTGATAACTACGGTTCCGGCGGGGTTGGCTCTGCTTGCCGATGGCGGAATCAACAAAGCATGTTACGGTGCTTTGCTGTCCGGCAAAATGTCTGATACTAAGACTGTTTTTCATGCTGACCACAACAACATTGCGACAGCCGCAGCCCCTTCCATTGCGAGTATTCTCGCAACTAAAAAAGTTATGCGTAAGCAGACAGATATTGATGGTAAAACGCCTCTCGCTCTTATCCCTCAGTATCTTCTTTCCCCTGTCGAACTGTCTGATCAGTTTGAGTTTATCCAGAACACGCTTACATACAAAGACGCTGCCGGCAACGATGTGAAAAACACAGCTATGGCGGGGCTTGAGCTTGTTGTTGAGGGTCTGCTTGATGCCGACAGTACAAAGTCATGGTATCTCGCAGGTAAGAAGGGGACGACTGTCAATCTTGCTTTCGTTGACGGGTTTGAAACGCCTGTCGTCAAAATGGAAGATAAATTCTCAAATGACACTCTGCGGTTCAAGGTCGTCCAGTATGCGGTGGCAAAAGCCGTTGAATACCGCACAGTTGTCAAAAATGCAGGGGTGTAATCATGCAAAACAAAACTCAGGACGGTAAAACCGTAAACATACTTAACAGCGGAGCGGCAGTTATTAAAGGCGGTTCTGTTGTTGTCTTCGGCGCAAGAATAGTTATCCCCATCGCTGACATCCCTGTTGGCGAGTTTGGCGCATGTGCTACTGAGGGGGTTTACGAACTTCCTGCGGAAACCACAGCGGCTTTCACTCAGGCGGACGTTCTCTACTGGAACGCAACTGATAAAAAACTTACAAAAACAGCCTCAGACAACACCCGTGCGGGTGTGTCTTGGGATGATAAAGGACAGGCTTCGGCGGTCGCTTTCGTGTGCATCGACAAATAACCTCTTGTGTGGACAGTCTTCGGGCTGTCCTGCTGTCTCAGCCTGGGGAGGAGGGGGCAGCGGAACAGTCCGAAAAAAAGGTGAGGCATGGATATCAAGTCTGAAATGAGAAAAGTCATTTATGACCCGATAGTTTCCAAAGCTGTTGAATACAACGGCAACGCAGAACTCAGGGGTATAACGTCAAAAACAGGCAACATGCTGAATCTTGAGAACGGAGCAATCTACGGCGAAGAGCTGACAATCAGAATGATGTCAGAAGACGTGCAGGGCATCAGGCAGGGCGACACTATCCGAATAGACGGTGTAGATCGCTATGTGCTGTCTGTCAGGCCGCAGGAAAACAGCGGTACTGTTCGCATTTACTACTCTGATGATGAGGTGATCGCATGATCTGTGACGACATAACAACCGCAGTTGCGGATCTGCTCGGCGGGATAAAAAAGGCTGACGGCTATCTGACAGATGCCGGAAACTTTGTAAGAGACCAGCCCGCAGTTTATCCGGATGAAAAAGACCTGCCGTGGGTCGGTGTTGACTATGAAAACATCGAGCTGCCGCAGGATTGTGACGGCGGTGTCACGGGCATGACGCTCATTGTCGAAGTGCTCACCCGTCCCGGAGTGAAGCTCTCTGACATTGTAAAAGATGTCATGAAGGTTCTGAAAGAAAACAGAGACTTGGGCGGTCTGGCGGCTGAGTTTTTCCCGCAGTCCGCCCGCAAGCTGACAGAGCAGGGGCAATATCGCATCGGCTATTGTGCTCTGAAATTCACAGTAAATTACATAACCACCGATGAGTGGGAATTTTAACGGAGGATATAGAAATGACAAAAACTATAGATGTCGGCTCATGCACTGCGACATTCGGCGGTACTGCTCTTGGTAAATCCAAGGGCGGTGTAAAGGTTTCGTTTTCGTCTGAAACAACGGAAATAGAGACGGATCAGGATCTGGCTATTGTAGATGAGATTATTACAAAGCTCGGTATTGAGGTTGAATATCCCATGACCGAAATTGACTTTGAAACCCTTCAGTTGTGCCTGCCTGGGTCTGTGTTAGTCACGGATGCAACTACACCCACGAAACAGCAGATTGTTGTAAACGGCAATGCTGGCGGATCTCTTCTTGATTATGCGGATGAACTGGTGATAACCCCGTCTTCGGGCAAGGCAATCGGCAAGCTCACGCTCTTTAATGCTGCGCCGGTTCCGAACCTTGAGCTGTCTTACGAAAAAAGCGGACAGCGTGTCTACTCTATCAAGTTCAAAGGCTATGTTGACACAACGACTGGCAAGCTCTTTGCGTTCGGCGATACCACCGCCGTGTCTTCATAAGGCGGTGAGTAATGAGTGAAATCAGGGTTGTAAATCTTGAGAAGTTTGCGCTCTCTCAGCAGTTCGGTTTCGGCGGAAAAACGTATTCTGTTCGTGGGTTGACACTGGGCGAACAGCTCGAAGGGGCAAAGTTTTTCACGGCCGAAACAAAGATGGCGAGGCTGAAAGAAATCACGGACATGCCCGAAGAGCTGATAAAGCAGCTTGATGAAGGGCAAATCAACGCAATCCTCATGCTGTCCCGTGGCTATATCGTCACCGGAGATGAGGAGCAGGAAGAAAAAAAAACGGAGAGTTAGACTACGGTCTCATTCTCACGGAAATAATGGCAGAAACGGCATACACGCTGGACAAGCTGTATGCCCTGCCGGTTTACACAATCTCAGAAATCCATAACAACATCGGCCGGATAAAAGCCGCCCGAGATCTCAGGTTTATCAGATGCATAGGTTCCGCTGTCTGGGGCGGTGACGGAAACCAGGAATACATAGATGCTCTGCGGGATACCGCAGGTTCTGTTTTCGAAGAAATGACAGACGAAGAAATGTCTATGACCAAAGAAGAGCGAAAGCAGATTCGGGCATGGCAACAGCTCAGGGGGCTTGCGGGTGGCTAATCAAATCAAAACCGACTTTATCTTTAATCTTGATGATAAAAACATGGTGTCCCGTCTCTCCCGCATAGAGCAGGGGGTCGGCGGTATCAATAAGGTTCTGGATAGCTTCGGTGGCAAAGCCGTTATGCTGAACCAGACATTCGAGCTTTTGGGTAAAGTTTCTGATGGTGTTCGTCTGGTTTTTGAAACTGCAAAGCAGGGTGCGGCAAATAAGGATATAGCCACAGCCTTTGACACCCAGATGCAGAAACTCGGTGTCTCTGCGGAAAGCGGACTTGGTCGGTTCCGAAAAGCTGTTAATGATACAATAGACAATGTCACTCTGATGCAGATTGCAAACAAGGGTCTAATTTCGGGGCTTGACCCAGAGATGATAGCAACTGCAATGGAATACGTTACTAAATATGCAAAGTCAGCAGGCGGTGATGCGGCTCAGTTGCTTCAAACAGTTTTGACAGGTCTTACTCGTGGCTCAACAGAGTTTCTTGACGATGTCGGTATTATAGTCTCTCAGACAGAGGTCGTTAATCGTTATACGAAAGAATGGGGGCGGTCACTGACAGATGCTGAGAAAAAACAGGTAATTCTTTCCGAAGCAATGAAACAGATGAATGAGAAGATGGTGGACTTTGAAGGTCTGGCAGATTCTCAGTCTGAAAAGCTCCAGAAACTCATAACAAAATGGGCTAATTTTAAAAACGCAATGGCAAACGCTATGGCAAGTGCTGTTATCCCTGACGAAATAAAACCTTACGGCGGTAGTAAATATCAGGAATATAAGCATATTAATAGTCTTTTAGGCGGAATTCGTAGGGGAAATATCAGCGGTTATTCGGAAAATGAAATAAAGAAGATGACGCTTAGGCGTAATGATTTAAAGAGAAAATTGGACTGGGAAAAACAGAATAAAATTGATACTCAATTGCGAGGTATTGGCGGTCAGGGTGCAGCATATCTGGCTCAGGTTAATACTGCTAATGCTTTGATTGATGAACAGGATGTTGAGGCTCGGACTGCTGGACTTGATAGCTATCGTAAAAAACTCGTAGAAATAGGTGACGAATACGAGGCTATGCGAAAGGCTGCTAAAGGCGATAAGGGGCTTCTTGCATTAGCTGAGGAATGGAAGACGAAAGCTGAAGCAAATGCTTACAAAAATCTGAATAAAAAAGACAAACAGTCAGCGGCCGAAGTTAAGCGAGAAGCGGAACGCACTCAGCGTGAAATAGACAGGAAAGCTGAAAAGCTCACTGAAGAAACTGAAAAAAATAAAACAGAAATCAAGATAGCGGAGCTGAGCGACTACGGTAGTGAAGCTCTTGCCATTGAAAATAAATTAAGGGTGGAGCGTCTTAAAGCTCGGAGTGAGCTTAGAGAGGATCTGCATGATGCTGAAAAGCTCGGCAGTGCAGAACTTAAACAGCTTGCTCACGACAAGTTTGACAGCCGCATAAATCTCATAAATGCACAGCGTGATGCTGAGCGTAAGGCTTTCGCAGAGAGACAGGCAGAGGCAGAGCAGGAAATTGTCTGGCAAAGCATGCTTGCTGAGATGGAGCTTGCGGATCAGCAGAAACAGTCTGCATCATCTCTCAGAAAACAGACGTGGGAAAACCGGCAGTCGTTTCAAGACAGATTCTCGGATGAATATACGCAGAAAGATAACGCTCTTAAGCGTGACATGTGGTCAAAATTTACTGAGACAAACGATTGGGATGCCACAGATCAGTGGTATAAACAGGAAAAGGCCGCCCTCGATTATGCGGCGGCAATCGGTCAGGTTGACCAACGTTTTACAATGCTTGGGGGTAGTGTTTCTAACAGTGATATTAAAGGTGCTTTCGATGCAATGGAGAGTTCTGTTGCAGGGTTTGTGACAACTTTTGCCCAAACTGGTGAAGTTGATTTATCTGGTTTGGTTAGCGGGCTCACTCAAACACTTCAGGTTTATGCTGCTGAAAAAGTGGCACATCTCACCATGGAATATCTTTTTAACCAGTTAATGGCTTTTATCCACCCTGAAAATGGGAACTACGCAAAAAGTGCGGCTTTGGCTGCTCAGGGGATACCTGTTTTTTCTGGTTTTGTTGCGGGTTCAGCTCTTGCGGGCATGGCGCATGACGGTATCGGTTATGTGCCGAGAGAGGGCACATGGCTTCTGGACAAGGGTGAGCGTGTCGTTGACAGCAGAACCAACTCCGATCTGAAAGAGTTTCTGAAAAATGCCGGAGGCGGCGGAGTGAACGTCAGTCTTGGCGGAATAACAATCAACGGCGGCGATGAGCAGGGGGTTTTAAAAGCCATCCCTCAGCTTGAAAAAGCTGTAACTGACATCGTTATAAAAGCGGTTTCCGGCGGTAATGCAAGCCTGAGAAACGCAATAGCGACATATGCGAGGTAATTCATGGCTGTTTATCCGATAACTCCGCACAGAATAAAAAACGTAAAGCCTGTCTTTAAAACGGGCGTTATCGAGTTTGAAAACGGTGTTGAGCAAAGATATCCGAACTGGAGCGCACAGAAGAAAACATTCAGGCTGGAGCACTATGCGCTTTCGACTGAACAGCAGGAGACGTTTGAGGATTTTTTTGAGGAGATGAAAGGGCAATACGGCTCATTCAGTTTTTATAATCATCGTGACGGGAAAACGTATAACGTGCGCTTTGCTCAGGATGAGCTTGATTTCGAGGCGATAAACGCAGGTCTGGCAAATCTGACCGTGGAGGTGGTCACATGCTGATTTTCGACAGCGAAACACTGGCTGTCATAAACAGCCTGACAGTCGACACTTTCTATCTCTATGAGCTGTGGTTCGATGAATCCCAGCCTCCGCTCAGGCTGACAACGCTCAATTCCGAGTTCACTTTCAACGGCGATTTATATTCTCCGGCCGCAATAAAGCAGTCAGAAATAACATCAAACACAGACGGGTCCGTCAGCGACATAACTGTGACTGTCGGAGATGCGTCAGGGGTTATTCAGTATTACAGCGAAAACTATAAACTTGCGGGTAAGTCACTGGTAGTCAGACAGTTGTTTCGTGGCGCAATGAGTTTTTCGGAATATAGCTATGTCATAAAAGGCACAATGTTTAGAGACTATCAGGCGATCATCACCTGCGGCCTCGGTTTTGATGTGTTTCTTATGCAGGTTCCCAGCCGCACGATCAGGCGGAATTTTTGCAGATGGCGGTTCAGAAGTGCTGAGTGTGCATACTCCGGCACAGATTCAACATGCAGTATGCAGTTTTCAGACTGCCGCAGAAAGGGCAACACGCCGAATTTCGGCGGCTTCCCCGGCATAATAACGAACAGGGTATATGTATGATGTATGTCGGCATTCCGTACAAAAAAGGCGGCAGAACGGCGGAGGGCTGCGACTGCTTCGGTCTGTTTCTGCTCTATTATAAAAACGAACTGGGCATTGATTTTCCTGATTACACAGATGCGGGAATATCGTCTCTTGCCGACAGCTTCCGCAGGGTCGAAACTCCCCGACTTCATGATGTTCTGGTTTTCAATTTCAACGGTGAGCGGCATGTGGGTGTTGCTCTGTCGTCTACCAGATTTTTGCACAATATCAGCCGTGCCGATGCGGTCATAAGCCGCATAGCTGACTATTCGGAATATATCACGGGGGTCTATAGATATGCGCATACTGATAATAAATGATCCTTTCGACAGGGCCAACCGTGTTGTGAAAGACGTGGATTTCTGCGGCGGCACAGTGCGGGACTATAAGTCCGTCCTTGGTCTCTGTGGTGACTATGTCTGTGCGGTTTCCGGAAAGATCGTTGATGATGATTATGTGCCCTGCGCTCATGATGAGCTTGTGTTTGTTGTCGAGCTGAAAAACGGAGCGGCGGGCTGGATAAGCGTTGTTGCGGGTGCTGTTTTGATAGCGGCATCCCCTTGGATTGGTGGGTGGAGTGCTACTGTTGGTATGAGTTTGATAGCCGGTGCGGCAATCGGCATGGTCGCAAAACAGTTCACGCCGAAAATAGATTCGAAGCTCGGCACATTCGAAAACTCTCAAACATACACCTGGGACGGGATACAAAACATATACGGAGAGGGAGAGCCTGTTCCGGTGCTTTACGGCAGACACAGGGTAGGTGGCAACGTGATAGCGGGCTTTGTCAGCGGTGATACAACTGCGGGTCTCCAGACTAATAAATATCTGCATCTGCTTTTTGCTGTGTCCGAGGGCGAGGTGTGGGGGATAGAGCCGGATTCGATTCAGATAGACGGAAGTCCTCTGGCTGAGTTTGATGCAGATGCAAGAGTATATTATACAAACGGCACGGCAGATCAGGATTTGTCGGCATTCGGCGACAGCTTTTCAAAGATACGCCGCCGATATCTGTTTGCGTCAAAACGGATTAATCATGGTTCATCATTCCCGTATACTCTGAAAGACAGCTCGGATTCGGCACTGGTCACTATTGTGTTCCCTGCGCTTTTCACAACGGACAGCAAGGGCAACCTTAAGCCGCAGGCTGTCGGCATGCGGATAGAATACGCTCCGGTATCGTCAATCGAGTGGGTTTCTGTGGGGGATTTCGAATGTTCTGCATCTTCGAAATCGTCTGTGGAGTTTGACTATCTTGTCAGCTTCCCGTCAACAGGGATGTGGAAGCTGAGAATCACCCGTGTTTCTGCGGAGATAACGGATATAAAATCCGCAGGAGACAGCTATCTCAGATCTGTTGAGGAAATAACGGACGCAAAAATAAACTACAAACACACTGCTGTTCTGGGCGTTGTGCTGAAGGCGACAGACAGAATATCTGGTTCCATTCCGACTGTCACATCGATGTGGCGTGGACGGAAGATCATAGATGTCCGAACCATGCTTGTGTCGGAAACAGCATATCGCAACCCGGCGAACGTGCTTTATGACCTGCTGATCAACACCCGCTATGGGCTTGGCAGGTTTGTTAAGTCGCAGACAAATATAGATATAAATAGTTTTCGTGAGTTCGCTGACTTCTGTGATGAATCGGTGACTTACAAAGTCGTAGACCCGGAGAGCGGCATCGAATCAACGCAGACAGAAAAACGTTTTGAGTTCGATGTTTATTTAGACACATCCTCCAGAGCTGACGAGATACTTCAGAAAATAGCGCAAACATGCCGTGCCCGTGTGCTCTGGAACGGTGTCCGTGTCAAGGTCGTTATTGACCGTGCGGGAGTCCCTGTTCAGTTGTTCAACATGGGCAGCATAGTTTCCGGCAGTTTTTCGGTCACATCGGTAAATCTTGCTGATATCCCGAATCAGATAGATGCTGATTTTGCAGATTCTGATAACGAGTTCGAGCGGAGCACGGTCAGTGTGATAGACACCGAGAGGCTGGACGAAGCTACGAATGTCCGTTCTGTTCAGCTCTTCGGGCTGACAACTCAGGCTCGGGTTCAGCGTGAGTGCATGTTCAACCTTCGCAAGCTCAAGGGGACGACAAAGTCTGTAGAGTTCGAGGCGGAGATAGGGGCGGTTGTCTGCGAGGTCGGCGATATCATACTTGTTCAGCACGACATGCCGAAATACGGAAACGGCGGCAGGGTTCATCTGGACGGTAACTCCCTTGTTTTCGATAAGCCCGTTAGTGTTATTGCGGGTGAACAATACGGGCTGGTTGTCCGCAGAAAAGATAACACATTCTACAAGCATACTCTCACTGCTGTTTCAACTCAGGATATAGATGCTCTTGTGTTGAGCGGCATAGATTTTGAGGAAAATGACCCGTGGGTTTTCGGGATAATTGATAAAGAGGCCAAGCCCCACATCATCACTGCCATAACAAAAGGTCGTGAAAATCACACAGTCGCTATATCTGCGGCGGAGTATAACGCATCTATATACAGCGAAGACGGCATAAAGGTTTCTGCGCTGAAATACAGTGCGCTCGGGCTGACAAAGGTCGGCAGTGTTGATAATAACGGAAACGTTATTGACGTTACCCCGCAAACACCTGTTAACCCGAAGCAGGTTGTAATTCCTTTTGTCTCAAACATATCCGTAGCTCAATCGGGCATGTATGCTGTTGTTGACGGTCTGCCGATGACGAGCGTCACGGTTAACTGGGACAGAGTATATATCCCGAATGTATCGTCAGGTTTTATTTCAAAATACGAAGTCCTGCTGTCTGAAGACCTGCGCACATGGGCATCCGTTTTTCAATCCGGCGGCTCTTCAGCAGTCGTGTCAAACATAATCATAGGCAAATCATATTATGTGGCCATCCGTGCCCATAGTGCCTACGGCACATCAAACGATCCGGCCGGAGCGGGTGAGTATTTTGAGTTTTCGGTGGATATGCCGCTTATGAATGCTATTTCCGGCATAACCTGCGGTTCAGGACTTTATGCTATAAATGTTGCTGTGTCCTTCGCTCCCTCCTCGGTTTTCGCCGCATGCGAGCTCTGGATGTCAGGCGTTAACGATAGATCCGGCGCAAGTCTGGTTGGTTCCGGCGTGTCCGGAAGGTTCGCTGTAAATCTGAATGAAATCGGCGGCACACGTTATTTCTGGGCAAGGCTTAAAGATATCTTCGGAAACTATAACGGATGGTATCCGGAGTCCGCAACAGCGGGCGTTGTCGGTGTCACAAGTTACGATGCGGATCTGCTGTTGGATTATCTGGAGGGCGAAATCGGCTTGCCTCAGCTTGCTTCGGATATTGCTAAAAAAATAGAGCACGTTTCAGCAATAGACACAGCTCTCACGGGTCCCGTGTTTTATGAGCAGGGTGCATTTTATATTGACGATGAGTTCTTTGTCGACACGGCGGCGGGAATAACAGATGTTGAGGGTCGGTTGACTTTGCAGAAAAGTGAGATAACAGCTCTGCAAACTCAGTCTGAAACTATCATTGCTGATGTCGCTCAGGCAAAACTTGATATTGTCGCAACGAATGACAATCTCGGCAATCTTGAGTCAACTGTAAACACCAAAGCGTCTGCGGCATCGGTTGACGGTCTGACGGCTCGTGTTACCACAGCAGAGCAGGATATCAGCTCTGTGCAGGATGATATCGGAAATCTTGAGGCCACGGTAAATACCAAAGCGTCTGCGGCATCTGTTGACGGTCTGACGACACGTGTCGCCACAGCAGAGCAGGATATCAGCTCTGTGCAGGATGATATCGGAAATCTTGAGGCCACGGTAAATACTAAAGCGTCCACAGCATCTGTTGACGGTCTGACGGCTCGTGTTGCCACAGCAGAGCAGGATATCAGTTCTGTGCAGGATGATCTCGGCAATCTTGAGTCCACGGTAAATACGAAAGCGTCTGTGTCTTCTGTTGATGCTCTCGGTGCTCAATATGCGGCAGTGTCCACAGAGCTTACGGCGACTAAAGATGATGTCGCAGGGTTGCAGGGACAGCTTGTTTTGAAAGTAGACGTGAACGGACATGTCACGGGTATGGGGGTTTATGCCGATTCGTCAGGGTCTGCTGTTGTGTGGCTGGCAGACAAGTTTCTGTTTATGGCTCCCGACGGCTCCGGAACTCCGAAGCAAGTTATGGGTATGGGCTATGTGAATGGAGTTTATCAGCTTGGTTTGAACGGCAGTCTTATCGTTGACGGGTCTATAGTCGCCCGCATGGTGGGGGCCAATGAGATAATCGCTAATTCTGCAAATATAAAAAATGGTGTTGTCACTAATGCGAAAATCGCAAATGCGGCAATAGACACAGCAAAGATAGCGGATATTATACAGTCGACAAACTATGTTGAGGGTGCGTCGGGCTGGCGGATTCAAAAATCAGGCGCAGCAGAGTTTAATAATGTGACTGTGCGCGGCACTGTCGAAGCGGCTCAGATTAAATCATCATATTTCAATATCGGAGAGTTAAAGATATTGTCTGAGGGCGGCGGGGATAAATACTGTCCATCTCAAGTTGTTAAGTCGAATACGTCTTCAGTCTCTGACACTGTTGAGACAGACTATTTTTATGGTGCGTCTTACGGTTCCGGTTATATGAGTGACCGTCTTGCGCGATTGTCTCAGGATTTCGTTATAAGAGCATACGCATATGGCCGTCGTGCGAATGTGACCGGCGATCCGTCAACAAGATATTCATATCTTAAATTATATTACACTATCAATGACACGGACTGGAATTATATAAGCGAGGTTTCTATGGATCAAAATAGTGACTATACATCTTCGCTGCAAGCAACAAAAAAGACAACGATATACGTGCTCGACAAGATTAGATTCAAAGCGGTTTGGTCGCATACAAACACGGGTCAACCAGGTTGTTTGAATATTGCTATAGATGTCACAGCTATTAATATGTAAGAAGTTTTGGTCTTTTAGGAGGTTTTATGTCTCAGTTAATAGATATTCTTTTACCGAGCGAAAAAGGTGCTCCGCTCACAAGAGCAGAGGGCGAAGCGCAATGGATTAAAGTTCAGGATGCCCTGAACGGTCTTTTTGACGGCTCTAAAAAAGCGGGCAACGCTGATAAGCTGGATGGGTTTGACAGTTCGGACTTTGCACGTTTTGTCCAAATGACCGGAGCTGTGGGGAATATAAACAGCCCGCTTCTGCATCTGCCTTTGAAAAAGAACCTGCTGACACAGCAGGGGCAAAGCGTCTGCACCTTCACACGGGCATCAGCGGCAACATATGTTGACCGCTATGGCATGTTGAAATCCGTTGCGGCTGACACACCCAGATTCACCGCCGACGGACTGCTAATAGAAGGTGCATCAACGA